GATACTTTATATTTGATTCCAAACCCGACAAGGCTTGTAACATTATAAAGTGCCGCACATAACTCTTTCAAGCTTATGGCAGATACGTCTACGCCTTTATAAATCGTTCGTTTAGCAAATTCTAACGCTAGACCTTTCGGTGATATTAAGGATTTATGTAAACCCATAGTTACACCCAGTAACGTCATTAATTTGACATACTGTTTTGCGGCCGCGGCGCTTCAAAGAAGGATATCATCCCCAAGCAAAGCATATTGTTTAAACAATGTGCCTGCCGGGACAACCCCTGCTTGTCAAGCTGCTACTTGAACGATAAAATGATGTGTAAGGGCAAGAGAAGCCCACGAACTCAAGGCCCCCATCGGCTGACCAACCGCATATTTTACGGTTTGGCCGGAGGATTTTGGGACCAAGTATTCTCTACCGACTAAAGCTTTAGCTCAGAGTTTCCCTAATCCTGGAAAGACATAGTCTATCAGGAGGGTCTGAAGTACTAAAGGTAGTCGGTCTGTCGCGGCAGATAAATCTAAGGAGAATAAAGGAAATCCTTTATTCCATGGTACTCGACTTAGAGGACCAGATTGATTAAACGTACCGTCCATAGGGATTCTTCTTAGAATTCTAAAAATAAATTTATGGATAGGGTACATTAACCACTGAGTCCAGGCGTCTACCATTGCGAAAACTCTCATTTTACCGGCCATCTCCTGTTTTAAACCCAATCTCCCGACTGGGAACTTGGAAATGTTAGATGATGTCAATTCAAAGAATTGCCATAAATTTAATCAAGCAGTGTTATGAGTCAAGAGTGCAATCTGGTTTAGGGTAAAATCCAAACCAAGATTAGTCAAAGCGGAATGAGTTCTATAAAGTGTTAACACTTCAGTAGACCATCCTTCTTTTCGACACCCGGGGCCCGATTTAAATATTGGAAACAATCTGCATGATAATGCATTAAAGAATCCAATAGCAGATCGGCCTGGAGAGATTAATTTTAATCTATCCAGCCCAAACGCTCTGAAAAATGCAGGGATATATCGTATTAAAGATTTTACGATATCTGCCGAACCGGTATACGGATTCGTTATGGTTGAGAGATTGACTTTACTTTCAAAAAGTAAAACTCTAGTAAGAGAAAAGATGGACAAACATAATCGGATAATTTCCGGATTATTGTAAAATCCTCTTCTTCAATTTCTCGGGATACATCTTGGAAGTCCTCGTCTTGTTCTACTAACCCGACAGCCAGCAATCTGGCTAATGTCCGAAATCCGGTGCCCGCCTATCACCTGTTGGATGGCAACTGTGCAGCATTTCATATACTGCACAGCGCCTTTTAATCCTTGGGCCCTTAATACGGTATGGATTCGATACAGACACTGATAGGTTCCCGAAGCTAAACCTTTACTCACTTTCCCACAAACCGTAAGCACTATTTTTATAAAATAGTGGTCTCACAGTTTTGCCAATCCATTTCTGGATAGCAGCACAGAAACTTGCTCTAATTTATAGAATTTAATTAGGTATCTCATATTAATTATTTATAATTTTTATAGTTATCCTATGTAACTCTCCTTCTTTCGAAGGAAATTAGACCAATTTTCACTCGGTTTCCCTTACGGGGCCGCAGTGCGTGTGATACACAGAGTTTTGGCAACTCCGAAGGAGTCTGTCCCATATTTCCCTTTAACCCGGGAAACAAGGACGGAACCCTTCAAACTTACGAAATTATGGCATTGTAGTATAAACTTGTTATACCAGTACTCCTGCCCGAGGGCTGGGTATGAGGTGTAGTTGCTACGCCCGTATAACGGGATTCGATTGGTTACGAACCAGTCACGGTTTGCTTCTAGCTCCTTTCTGAAGGGAGACCAGTCTCTTCTACCTGTAGGAATGGAGAACATCCACCTACCGAGTAGAACGAGCTGTTAGGTCACGGGATTCATTAGTCCCGTAAACGGATTTGTACCGCACAACCTATTGGCTTCTGAAGCACGTAGTTTCCCCTGCTAAAGGTTCTACCGATAGCAGTGTTAACATTCGTCCAGCAAGCGACGGAGAGGTACTTAATAGTTTCCCTACATAATACAATTGACACCAAAGGTCTTCACTGATCTTCCGGATAATTACTCCAGTATAATCCGCGCCTCACTTAGGTGCTTAACCATAAGACGATAAGTTATCGTTCCGAGTGGGTGACATTCAACCAGTGGCT